AGTGCGCATAGTTGCTCTTAATTAGCGTTTCAATGGGTTGCAGATTGCTTTGTGGCACGTTCCAATTGTTTTGATGAGTGCTCCGATACCTTTGCCTCTTGGCTATCGATACCGGCATCCATCCCATGATTGCCATCTTGCCCGATTGACCAGTGACAAGGATTGCAATGTCTCGATCATGTCGATCTGATTCTTGTATCCAAAGTGCCGATGATGGATTGACCGACCATTTCACCTCGATGTGATCACCAACATCGGCCTTTGACTTATCCCATGTGATTCCAGGTTGATAGTCATAATCCAGATGCTTTGCCACGACCCATTCAGCGACCATGGCGTTGGCCATTTGTGCGACCCAATCAATCCATGAAATGTCTCGAACGATGCGCGTGGTGTGATCTGGTGTTCCATTGATGCAATGTGTGATCGCCGTTAATAGACATTGAGCTTCTTCATCTCTGCTAATCATCGGCAATCCACGCAGAACCAAATGACATTCTCCAGATTGTCATAGCCTTTCTGGTAGCCAAATGGATCAAGGCGCTTGAGCTGTGAGCATTTGTCACATTGCTCAAGCTTGTATTCTTCAACGACTTCCATGTTTTTGAGCACTCTGGCCGTCATCGTTCGACGGCTCACAATCTCGATGTAGTCGCTCATAGTTGCGCCGACCATTTGCCGGATGACCCCATGACATACCAAATCGGCTCGCATTGGTTGGGCTTTCGCTCAACGCATGAGTAATTCGCCCACGCTTTGCCAGTCTTGGCCGATACGCCTTCACGCCAGATACGATGGCCATGAGAGCACGATGAAGCCTCTCTGAGAGTATCAGTGCCAATTTGTGCGCCCACGGCCGCTATTGCCACTCCAAGGCTTGTGACGCCAGCGGCATCGACTTCCTCTTGCGACTTATACGATGGGATTGCCCCAAATGTGCTCTGCCAAAGATCGACATCATGCGCCGATGAGCTGACAATTGCAGGATCAACGCGTTCGACTTGAGCCATGTTTTGAGAAGTTGGCCGCTTATCAGATCCCAGCACTAAACCAATCGCCCGGCCGATGGCCGATGTGACTGTATCTTCAACAAACCATTTCTTCATCTGGACGTTATATGTGGCCACGTTGCCAAATGCGTAATCAATACCAGATGGCTCGACATCTTCAAACTCTCGATAAACCCGGCATTCAACCAAGATGTAACCGGCCTTGAGATCAACGTCGATGATAGCTGTGTGAATTTTGCCGGATGGATGGGCTTTCCAGAATCGCTGGATGCGAGCTGCAACATCCTCATAATTGTCCAAGAAGCTCATGAGTTTACTTCCCTCGATGATGCGTGACGGCCGACTGCCCGGCCTTTAGCGTAGCCTCTGCGCTCGCCTTCTTTGACTCCAACGCTATACGCGGCCACCGCCCATAAGAATCCAGCGATTGCCATCATGATGATAATTGATGCTTCATTCATTTTTTTGCTCCCGTGAGAGCCTTGTCGATGCTCCCGGAAGTAGAGTGACATCGATGGCTGACATTGGCAAGAATGTGCATCGGCGTGTCTAGTCTTTGAGTGCCAATTCCAGAATCAATTGATCCAATCTGGCCTCAATTCGGCTGACTTGATCCTTCATACTTGAACCACCATTCGGGCTCAGCTCCGACATGATGGATCGCACTATGACTCTCATTGACGAATAGATGGCGGTCAGCACCGCTAAGACAAGCCCACCAACCGCCGTCCATTCGCCCACGCTCACTTGTTTCGACCGAATGCAGCGTCGTTTGGATTAGCCCATCGAGCAAGTACCGGAACAAGTCCAGCCACTAGCCCCAGCGCAATTGCTTTCGGATCTGTATTGCCGCTCATGTAAACGGCCAGAGCACCGGCAACAGAGCTTCTCGCCCATGATGCCAGCATTGCTTTCGCTTGATCCATTAGTTTTCTCCTTTGTTCAAGCTCCCGATGAGTGCAGCGACTTTCGCCGCGCCCAATGCAATCTCAAAGTGCATTTCATCTTTACGCGTCCAATCACCGCCCCAAGTCATTCCCCACTTCTTAGCCAAGGCCCGAATCATCGGAACCTTCTCCGATGGAAATGTGCCGACTTTGCCAAGTGGATGCTGAGTTGCATTAAGATCGATGGCGGTTCCAGATGCGTGATTAGATAGCTTGCCCGGAACATTTCTGACGTCACGAAACGCGTATCCCCAATCATCTAATGCGCCTTCATCAATCGGTTCAATCAGCTCATGGAATTCTTTGCAGAATCCTGCAATCAATGGAGCAACGGCCTTTGCGCATCGCACCTTGAGCTTGGTTCCCTCGATGGGAATGCTCACGATGCCAATCTCTGCCTGATCCTTAGATGCAGGCCAGCCGTTGTAACTTGTCAGCATGAATCTTTAAGCGTTGGTATAGGTGACGCTAACTTCACCACCATTGGCCATGAGGTTATATGGTTGTAATTCGACCCAACCTTCATTGCATCCGGAGAAGCCAACGCCGTTTGCTTGGCCGTTCATACAGATTAAATTACTTGTTGACCAGCCATCATCGGCTCCGGATCCACCGGCAGACCACGCCACTGATCCTTGAAGAATGCAAATGCCGTCTTGATACCAGCGCATCGCGCAAGTGATATTTGTGTCATCTGGTGTAAATCCTAGACTGGTGCTGGCTCCTGATACTGCTCCGGCTTGTGCGCCATTAGATGCCTGCACTCTTAGATCGTACTTCGTCTCGTTATGAATGTTGAACTGTACTGGCCCCATTGTTTTCTCCTAGCTTAGTAGTGTCTTGAGATCTTCTGCGTTTAAGCCGAGCTTGGCAAGGAGTGCCGTTTTACTGGACTCCTTGTTAAGTCCATTTTCTAAAATATCTTGAGCAATTTTGCCGCCAATTTTATGGACTTCTAACTCCTCGGCAGTTAATGGCTGCGATGTAATTTCATTAGTTTCTGTGTTGTGTATTGTGTTTGACAAGTTGCTCATTATTTGACTCCGAATAAGTAGTAGGTACCGCCGCCAAAACTGCCTGTCGCTGTTCTTAAAACCATTTGATTAACGGCCGCAGTATTGCGCCAAGCGCAAGCCCCAAACCAAGTGCCTTGCGTATTTGTGCCGCTTGTAAGTAATACTGCGCCGCCTGCGTTTGCGTATTTGTAAGAGATTGTATTTGCATAATCAAAAATTGTCATTACGAAAGAATTGCCGTTTGATCCTGTTGGATGAGAATAACCAGCCATTCCGATGCGTGAGATGTAACCTTGCGCAGAATCGGCTCGACCTACTGAACTGTTATTAAACACTGCCAAAGTTACAGCATCGTAATTGCTTCCCGTATCGGTGTTTAGAGTGATGTAAGGTTGATCGGTTGCTGCACATTGCCAATTTTCTAAAACTAAGTATAGATTTTTGTAAGCGCCGCTGATACTTGAAAGAGTAACTGTCGCACCGGATAGAGTACCTGTCGCAAGTTGCGTCATACTGCCGCTGCTTGGTGTGGCCCATTTGACTTTGTATGGGCTCACTGTTGTGTCAGCCGTTAAGACTTGCTCGGTCGTTCCAATCGGTAAATTGTCGTAAGTGCCGGATCCTGTACCTACTACAATGTCACCTGCCGCTGTAATAGTTGTAGCCATATCGTTAGTTATTGTGACTGTTCCCGATGTGCCGCCGCCTGAAATGCCAGTGCCAGCCGTGACTCCAGTAATGTCTCCTGTGTCATTGTTGATCCAAGTGAAATCAAGATCAGTTGCCGATGTCTTGGATAGCACTTGGCCAGTTGTGCCACCGAGTAGATCGACGAAATCGGTGTCGACGGCTTGACCAAAGACTTCGAAATCTGCTGGCAAATCGGTGACCAAATCGGTCGCCGTAGGCATTTGCCAACCAAAGTTGCTTGTCGGATTGCTCATATTTTCTCCTTATGCGACCTGCGTCGCGTGTTCCCAGTCTAGCGTTGGTATGATTGAATTCCATGCTTCTACAATCGGCACGTCGTTCCACCTCATAGCTTGAAGTGAGAATGCCAATGGCGAGAGATTGAGTGAGACGCTGATTTGATTGTAAGCGGCTTGAAATGTCCAGCCTTCGACAAAGCCCAGATATGTGCCGGATGCCATGTTTAGTGGTAAGTCTGCAATGGCCACGGGCATTCCCATGAATACGTTGATCAGTGAGTCTCGATCACCATCATCAATCTCTGGGTTGGTGAGCTGGTATGTGATTGAATTGAAATTGTATTGAGGATAGGCGCGGAGCTCCAGATAAAAATCGGCTTGATCTTGCGCATCGGCTTGATGTTTGACTGTCGTGGTAAATATCTGAGCAAGTTGGCCATATAAGCCAACCGATGCCGCATCTGCCGCGCTAATTTCGGTGGATGAATTCTGACCATATTTGAGCGTGATGGTGTTTCGAACGTCTCCGGTGCGTTGCTGGATGCTGAGGCCAGAGCCTTGAGCATGATTGGCCGATAGATCGACGTAACCATTAGCGGCTAGATAAGTCGTTCGATGTGTCGAATCGGCGTATGAGATAAGCCCCTGCGCATCCTCATAAATATATCCAAGGCCACTATTGGCGAGAGCTGAGACAAGTGAATAGACATCGGTTCGACTTGATGATCTAGCGGCAAGCTCATAATTTCCCGGCTGATCAATCTCGCCCAATCCTGTATTTTCTGCATCCTGCCATTGAGTCGTTGGATCATAAGTATTCCATTGGAGCGCGGCCGGTACTGATTGCCATTGAGCAAATAAGACGGCTTGTAAAATTGTGTAAATCTGATCCCCATCAAAGTCTTGAGACAAGACGCCATCGGTCAAAGCCTTTGGCAATCTAGCCAATGCGCCCAATGCGATGATTTTGATGCGCTGGGCGTAGGCGACATTCCCAAGCTCTGCCACTGAAATTCCAACTTGGACGACTGAGCCGCCAAAGATGGGAATGAATGTGGCCGTTGAATCTTCAAGCTCGATGCTGAGTGCATCATTGATCTCAATGAGAACATTGGATTGATCTAAGTTAATCAGCTCAATGTTGATGTATCCGGCTTGGGCTTGTTCATAGATATTGGTTCGCCCGGATGTGATTGTTAGATTGGAGAGAATGGACGTCTGGTATTGAACGCCGCCGATTGTTACTCTCCAAACTGGATTAAAGATGCTCATTATTCCACCAGCAATAGATTGTTACCGCCGCCAGTGCCACGAAAGAATGAGTCATTAAGAGTCTCGACAATTGTGCGAGATGTGCCTTCTGAATCAATTGCGCCATTGACTGTCACGTTGATGACTGGTGCAACGTCGCCACGTTCTCTGGCGCGAATAGCCATCTGCCGCGAATTGATGTCACTCATACTTGCGACCGCTGTGGCCGACGCCGCTATTATTCGAGCTGTGTTTTGTGAGTCAGTTGTGCCAGCACCGATGACGCCATTGGTTCCACCAAGATCCCCGGTAATTGCTGCAATCGCGGCTGCATTAGTCTCAGCCTTCTTTGTAATTGTTGCCACGCCACCACCACCGCCACCACCACCACCACCACTTCCCCCAGAGCTTGCCCCAGAAACACCACCGCCGCTAATTGCTCCCGGGGTTCCACTGGTTGCAAATGTCTCAGTCGCATCACTTCTATTGGCCAGAGCGTTGCCAGCGGCTAAGACACCGGCTGCAAGTGCTACAGCTCCAACTCCTAGCAATGGATTGAGTGCAAATGCTGACGCAATGCCGGCGACGATGGCTGATGCTTTGAGTAAGTTATAGGCGACAATCAAGCTCTTAATCAGAGCAATGGTGGCAGCAACGCCAGCCGCAATTTTGGAAACGACGAATATCGTTGCGATGACGGCAGCTGTGGCAATAATTTCATCTTTAAGATCGACCACTGTGTTGATAACATTTCGAACGTTCTTGCCCCATTGGATTGCTGTGACTTGTGTTTCGGTCAATCCATCTTCTAGTCCATTTGTTCCCGTAAGACCAGAGACGAATGACTCGATTGCTGGCACTGCGCTTACAATGAGAAAGTCTGCCAATTCTTTCACGACCGGCAAGAGAGCCGCGCCAATGGCTTCTTTGGATTCATTGACGGCAATGGTGATTTGTCCAAATTTGAATGCTGCTGTTTCTGATTGATTTTCAATAAATCCATCAAATGTTGCATTGAGTAATTTCTGCACTTCATCGAAGCTCGATGTCTTGAGTGTTGCCTTGTCGATGCCAGTGCCTAATTTGCCAAGTGATGTATTGGATCCTTCATAGGCTTTTCCAAGAGCGTTCGTGACTGTCTCCAATGGCAAAGATTTCGCCGCGGCAATTTCTTGAGCCAATGACAATAATTCTTGCGCCTTTGTCACATCTTTGGTTGCTAAAATCAACCTAGATAACGCCGGGCGAATCACGTCGTCGGTGGTATTTGTGGCAATAGATTGCCTTGTTATGTACTTATCAATTCCAGCAATCTGATCGGCTGTGGCGCTTGTTGTGTTGCGAATCGTCTCTTCTAATTTTTTCTGACCAACTTCATCTTCTGCCGCGGCCTTAACCGATGCTAAAGCAAATGCACCGATTGCAGCACCAGCGGCGGCAAATGCTAGACCCGCCTTCTTTCCAAAGTCCATAAACTGATCGCCAATTGATTCAGTGTCTTTGCTGGCAACCTTGATTCCCTTGGTGAATTCGGCAACGTCTGCCAATAAAGAGAGCTTGAGTGTTCTCGATCCAGCGGCGGCCATTTACCAAACCTTCACAATCTCTGAGAATGATTCCTGCCATTGGGCGATGATGTGTGGCTGCTCAGCTTTAAGTGTTGGATAAATGAACCATCCTTTAGATCCGCGGCCTTCTTTACCAGACCAGATTGGGAATTGCTTGAATTTATTGGATCCGAATTCATAACCGCCCCAAAGCTGCTGGGTTGTCGCACCGCCGGAGAATTTCTGCGCTGCAAAGCCAAATGACATCTCACCGATCTTGGATGATTTACTGACCCGTGATCCTTCTGCGATTCGAATTGATGCTTTGTCGCGGCCTTGAGATTTGGCGATGATCTTGCCTTGAAGATAAGTGGCAAGCCCACCAGAGACGGATTTGGCCTTGGCCACGGCCTCATCGTCCATTCCTTTGAATGCAAAGATGATGGATTTGAGTTCGGCTCTGTCGAAAGCTACTGCATCCTCAGCCATTTCTTTTCTCCAATATCTCGATCGCTGTCAATAAATCTTCTGCGCTTTCCCATTCTCTCATTGGTATGCCAGTAGCAATTGCGACCTCAACCAATAATCGACCTATGCTTCCGCGCTTATGGCTTTTGGGTCAGCTTCTCCCACCTTGACATCCAAGACACCTTCGCACCAAATCTCATAAGGTTTGACCGCTTTGCCGCCGGCTTCGCGCTTCATTGCGTGATAGGCCAGAAACATGAGATCCGATATTCCCATCTTCTCTTGCGCTTGACCAATAGTAAATCCTGTCTTTGTCTCCCATTTCATCCACTCTGGTGGTTGCGCCGTATAGATCTCAGAATCTCCCGACGTGTATTCAATTGTGATTGGTAGTTTCATGCTCCCGGCTCCTTTGTTAGCTGATAGTCAATACTGGTGTAGTCACGCAAA